TGCCGCCACCCTTGCCGCCGCCGTAACCGCCACCCTTCGCACCGTCACGGCCACCGTTCTTGCCACGGCGGCTCGACGCGCATCCACCACTCTTCTTGCCGTACATCACGACTTCCTCCTGCCCTTCACGGGCGCGAAATCCTTGGACTCTCCGATCCTAGGCATCAACGCATTGATCTGCTCCATCAGCACATCACGGTCAACGCCTGCAACATAGAACGCCTTGCCGGAAGACCAAACGGTCATCCGTTCGTCATTGCCCTCGATGCGGTCGATCGCATCGACGGGAAGGTAGACACAGCCAACCTTGACGATCACTTCTTACCGCCACCAACCTGAAGTTCACCATCACCGGCCAGCATCGCCGCAGCGCGGGTCGCCTTCATGGCCTTGCTGCTGCCGGTGCGCTTGGCCGTCGCGAGGACGCCACGCTTGCCAGCAACCTTCTTCGTCATCCGACTCTTCGATCCGGTCTTCTTCTTCATCGCATTCCTTGCGCCGATCCCGTCGGCTTGCGGTCGCCCGTCGTGGGCCGAATCACTCTACAAACGCCACGCCACGGCCCCACGCCGCAACATGGATTTAGTTCGCCTCCGTGAAGGTCGCGATCAGCCGCATCCCATCGTGCTTGGTGTCGGCCATCGTCAACTTCATCCACATCGCACCCTGCGGCTTCGGCGGCTTCCCGGTCTCGACGTGCCAGCCACCCCAGCCGTCGTTCCACTCCTGCTTGTAGGAGGGGGTCCGCACATGGTGCTGCTCCGTCAGACCAATCCGGTAGTCACCCTTCACAGTGACCAGCCTCTCCCGCATCAACTTGACGTGCCAGTGGTCGTGCGTGTGGCCGCTCACCACCACGTCAGCATCAGGCAGCCACGACGCCATCCGCCGGGTGGTCAACACCCCGTGGCTCATCGGCCCGCCACCACCGCTGCCGTGGAACCAGCGCAGCCGCAACGGGATCTCCGTCGTACCCCACACCCGGACGCGGAACACCACCCACCCGCCGTACCCGCTCGCAACCACAGGGACGCCGCTGATCTGCGACATGGCACCGCATAGCCGCTCCGTCAGGTCCACTTCATGGCGCTTGGTGATCGCAGTCTCATGGTTGCCACGCCCGATGCACGCGAACTGCTTCGCGTACGGCGCGTAGAACCGGGCAGCGTCACGCACGATCGCATCAAGGTAGTCCGGGGCGAGCGCATATTCAGCGCGAACCTCGCCTTTTGAACTTCTCGGATCCCAACGCCCACCCATGCAGTCGAACAGGTCACCGCAGTCAAGCACCGTCGCATTGCGCTCGACGGCCTCCTCAAGGTGCTTGCGTTCCAAATCCCAGTCCGCGTGGGTCGAGTCGTGGTGACGGTCGCTCGACAGCAACACCCAATGCTCAAACTCCGACGGGCGTACGCCCTCGATCTCCACGACGTGGATGTTCCGGGTCTTGTGGTGGACCTTCCAGTCGTGGGGCATCGTCAGTCCTTGCAAATCTCGCGAACCACCATGCCGATCATCAGCAACTGGAACCCGATCAGGACCAGCCACGCAGCGATCACCGCTTGCTCCGCTTCTTCTTCACGGGCGCTCGCTTCGCAGCCTTGTCTTCACGCGTCCAGCGGGCAGCGATCTTCGGATGCTTCGCGTACATGAACCGACGCTGGCGCTCGCTCTTGAACGGCATCAGTAGCCCTTCATCTTCTTCACGGCCTTGCCAGTCTTCTTCGCGTATGACGCAGCGGCCTTCTTGCCCTTCGCGGTGTACGGGAACTTCTTCTTTCCGACCTTCGGCATCACTTGCCCTTCCAGCCGCGCTTCATGGCGGCGTATGACTTCGCGCTCACGGTTGACTTCGACTTGGGGCGCGAGATCCCAAGGCGCTTGCGACGGTTGATGTTCGCGACGAGTGAACGCTTTGCCATGTCAGCACCCCCACCTTCGACGGGCAGCCTTGCCGCGCTCGCCAGTCCACGACCGACTGCGGGCGCAGAACGACTTGTGGCGCGGGTTGTCCTTGTCCTTCGTCGGTGCCTTGAGGTTGCTGCCCGTCGCACGGTTGTGCTTGGCACGGCCCTTCGCCGTCAACCCGGCACCACGCGACACGGGCAACTTCTCGCCGCGACCGACACTCAACTTGACCGTCTTCTTCGCCATGCACACCACCGTACCGTCACCACTCGCGCATCACGTCGTCGTGACGCAAGATTGACCCCAAAGTGTCCGGGCTGTACTGCGGCTCGTCCTCGACCGGACCGCCCACCTCCGCGCACAGCATCAACGCCCCGGCCAGCGCAATCACGCGGTCACCGTGCGCCTCACGCGCACCGCTCGACTCGTCACGGCGAGACCCGGCCTCGATGCTTCCGTCGTCGAGGATGACGTACTCCAGCATCTCGTCGAGCGAGTCCATGCTGGGGATCTCCACCTCGCCCTGCGCGATCGCACGGCTCAAGTCCCCAAGCAGCGCACGCTTGGCACGCTTGGTGCTGGTCCACCCCACACGCCGCGTGGCCCGCTCGCTGGTCGTCCCCGTCTGCCGCTGGCGGTAGATCGCCGGGTACTGCGCCCGGTCGAAGTCGTGCTGCAACGCCGCGCCCGGGCCGTTGGTCTCCCAACCCACCAGCGTGGCCCGCTTGCCCCGCCACACCCGGCGCATGGCGTTCGCCACCTCCAGCGCGAGGTCGTACGTCGCGATGTTGGGGTCCACGAACTCCGCCACCACCCGGCGAGCCAGCGCGTCCATGACGCAGACGGCGCTGTTGGCGCTGCCCGTGCCGTGCGACGGGTCGATGAAGGCGACGTACTCCGCCGTGCGCGACGGCTCCCCCCACACCCGCCACCGCCCCTGCGGCTCCGGCACCAGCCGATCGCGGCGGACCTCGCACCGTCGCGGCTCCGCCCCGTGCTGGTCGCGGTGGGCCGTGACGATGTGCGACGGGAAGAACGCGGCCCCGCTGCCGACGCTCTCCGCGAAGACGTTCTGCGCGAGGTCCACCCGGTCACGGCGGCGCACCTGCTCCGCCAGCCACGGGGTCCACACGAACGGCGACCCGGCGAACCCGGTCACCGACCCGTCGTCGTCGATGCGGTGCTGCGACCCGGCCCCCTTCTCCGGGTGATCGTGGTACATCAACTCGACCAGCCGTGGCTCGCCCCGCGTGCGTGCCGTGCTGACCAGCCGCGAGTACTCGCTGCCCGCGCCGATGGGCGTGCTGTTGGCGACGCGGCACGACGTGCAGTCGGCTGCGGAGCGCCACGCTGCGGCGGCGTTGTCGAGGGCCGCGAACTCGTCGAAGAGGACGAACGTGCGGCGACCACCGCGCCCGATGTGTTCGGTGCTGGCTTGGCCGGTGATCGTGGCCCCGCTGGTCGGGTGGCGCAGCACCATGTGCTGGCGGAACTGCCCGCCCTTGGCGAGCGCGTCCGGGGCGCAGGGCAGCAGCCACGTCGGCTGCGACTCCAGCAGGTAGTCGAGTTTCCAGAAGAGCGAGTCGGGGTCGCCGCTGCGATCGACGAGATCCTCGACGCGGCTGACCAGCAGCGACTGCCAGCCCTTGAACATCCAGCCCCACACGGCGATCGCGGAGACCAGCCACGATGCTCCCATGTCGCGGGACTTGCGGATCACCACGTCGCGGCCAGCCTCGATGCCCTCGATCACCTCGCGGGCTGCGCGGCGTTGGCAAGGCCACAGCATGAACGGGACGTGGGGCTGGCGCACCGGGCGCTCGCGCCCATCGTCGCCGACTTCCTTGACGCGGAAGGTCCACGCGGTGGCGTCGCACCACGCGGCGAAGTCGCTGGCGAAGGCGGCCCGCAGGTGCGGTCGCTCGTCCGCCGTCGCTTTCAGGATGCGCTGCCGGAACTGAACGATGGCGAGCGGGTCAGTCACGCCGCTGCCCTGCGGTCAGCGCCCACACGACGGCGAGCGCGACGGCGAAGGCTGCGGCCTCGCTCACTCGTCGCCCTCCGGCTTGGCCTCGATGGCTGGCAGCGGGGCGGGCAGCATGGCGGCGCTCCATTCGGCGAGCATCATCGCGCCCCGGCTGGCCTCGCCGTTCTCGATCGCGATCGGCCCGCCGTTGGCCCCGGTGTGTTCGACGCTGGACCGCTCGCGGTAGACCGACGGGCGCAGCCCCTTGAGCCGGAACATCAGGATCTGCGCGGCGCTGCTGTTCAACTCTCGCTCGCCGTTTACAACGGCGTCGGCGATGGCCTCCAACCGCCTCGCGGTCAGCGGCTCCAGCGCATCCCAAGCAGCGCGGAACTTGGCGTCGTTCGCGTACCACTTGCACGGCGTGAACTCCGCCACGCCAGCCTCGCGAGCAGCAGCGGTGACACCCAGCGATGGCAGCGCGGCGAGGAAGGCGAGTTTCCTCGACTCGATCTCGCCAGCCTCCTCAAGGCTTGGCCCGCCCCTCTTCGTTCGTTGCGGTAGTGCCATGCTGCCCCGCATTGCACAGCCCCGATTCCCTGATCATCTGTAGCCTCGCGAAAAAATCTTCAGAATCTGCCCTCTACCCCCTTGACCGTGCAGTACCGTGCATTACTGTGTGTGCATCGATCACCTGCTGATCGGTCGCTCTTTGACAAGTCAGCCCTCAAGCCCCACGGTTTGAGCCTGCCGCCCCGGACCGGGGCGCATGGCCTGCACCGTGCAGGATTCACACTCACAACGGAGCCACACATGGAAGCCACCTTCGCCTTGCAAGTCGTGATCGCCCTCGCGATCGTCCCGTTCGCCATCGCAGCCCTGTTCGTCGATTGAGGACCACCATGACCAACCCCAACATGATCACCGTCAAGCCGGAAACCCCCGCCGATTGCTACCGCCGCATG